CTTCGGTTAGGTGTTGTTGTTACACCAATGCCGATTTTATAATCTGTTTTCTGATTTCGCTCCATTTGTTTATATTGTAATGTTGTTTTGTATATTCAGTTAGTGCTTTGCTTTTTTCATCAAATAAAACTTTGTCTTTGCTTAAATTTCTAATTGCTTTAAACCAGCCATTTACATCGTGGTTATCTACAAATATTGCTGTTTCTTTTGGAAACATGTTGTAAGGTAGCACATTTGAAACTATTGCAGGGTTTTTATGCGCTCCAGCTTCAAGTAGTTTAATTTCTGATTTGCACTCAGTGAAAATATTGTTTTGTAAAGGTATCAATGAAACATCGGTATAGTTGTAGGCCTTACCGTATTCGTGTACCGGCAAAGAGTTTACCCGGCTATATTTTAACATATCAAAATTATTGCCACTCATAACAGTTTCATAGAAGTTATAGTCTTTGTTATTATTCCAACCACCTAAAACAAAACCTGCGTTTAAATTATGCCTGTATGCCTTTAAAATAGGTTGCTGAATGATTCCAATATCTTTTGAATGGAATACACCAGCCACATAACCAAAGCGTGTTAAATCACTTTTAATTTTGTTTGGTTGCCATTGTGGATCATCTAAATCTAAACAGTTAGGAATAACCTCAACTTTTTTATTAAACTTGCTTATTTTGGTTGCCATTACTTTTGTGGTAGTAATAACTAAATCTACAGCTTTTAATATTTCTTCTGTTTGCTCCTTTATCTTATATTGTTGGTAAACTTTGTAAAGGTAATGGTCATGAGGTAGCACCCACATATCATCAATATCAAAAATTACTTTTAGTCCTAACTTATGATATTTGTTTATTAATTCAAGTGAATTACCATGTACATCAATTTCACGTTGATAAACAACAGCATCATAGCCTTTAAGTTCAGCATCACTCAATACTGATAAGTCAGGATAAACATCGCATTTAAACTCGTTTAAATCGCTAATCTTTGAGAATGGAACGTATAACCTATGAAACGATAGTCCGTTTAAGTTACTTAGGTTCGCTTTGATTAAAAGTTTTATCATTTATTATTTGCTCTTTTATTTGTTTTAAATCGTAAAATACTGTCTGATATGGTATCTTTGTTTTCCTACTTACTGCCTGAATACTACCTAATTCTAAATATAACTTGAATAAATTAATTTCGTAGTATTCAGTATCTGTTTTCGGCTCATGATCAATAAAGTTATAAGCTGGTGTGAAATCTGAATGTTCAATACTTTCATCTATTAAGTCATAATCGTAGTATTCAAAGAACTCCAAAAAATCATTTAAGTATTTTTTTTTAAACTTGTTGGAGTGCCACGTCATCCAAACAACAGTTGAAAAGTAATGTTCTAAGTTTCTAATAGTGTTTATATCTACTTTTTTCTCTAATATAACTAAAATAGCTTCTGAGTGTAAATCATGCAACAAGTTATGATTTCGACACACGTTCCTGCTTATTTGCAAATACTTTTTGTCAGTAAGCAGGTCTGTTATATTCATTTATGCAAAAGTAAAGAAACTATTAAGAAGATTGCAAAAAAAATAAATTGGTAATCACTTTTTTTCATTTCGTTTAATTTCAATTAGCTTCATGTATAGTTTCCAATTAAAGTTACCTCTTACTTGGTTTACTTCTGTTTTCTTTACCCACCATTCAGCTTGGCTGATTAGTGATGTCATGTTGTTTTGTGTTTTCATATTTGTTTTTTATTTAAGTATTTTTTTTCAAATCTTTTCCATCCATCTTCATTAATTAAAGATACCATTATATCTAAAGTAACTTCTTGCTCATGTTCATTACACATGCCTATACCTGTTAAATCTAAGTCAGGTCTGTAAACTTTATCGGATGGCTTTCCGCATTTAATACATTTCATAAGTCGCTATAAATATTCGCTAAGATGTAAGTTATAAGCAAATAAAAATTACTCGCTTTTCGTTTCATCAACAACTTTTTGGTTTCTAATTTCGTTTTCCAACTCCATCATTTCCATAAAGCAATCTCTTAAATGCGAGTACATTTTACCTAACTCAAATCCGTAAACAATATCATCTTTTTCAGAGTTACATACATCTCTAACTAAATTCGCATTTAATTCAAACATTCTTTTGTAATGCTCAATTTGTTCTAATTGTTCTTGGGTAATCAAATATTTTCGTTCCATAATCCGTAATTTTTATCAGCTTATAACAGCGTATATACAAGATACGCCTATAAGCATTTGTTTATAATTTAAAGTTCCGTTAAGACGTACCTCGTATATACGCAAACATTATGTAAGGCGGATAATGTCGAGTTAAATATAGGTATTCCCAACCTTACCTGTGCGGTGTGCGCCAAACCTGCCACACATTCAAGTCCGCCAATCCATAACATCATTTACTATTTAATTTGCTAAACTCACTTTGTATTGCGTTTATTATTGCATCTTCTAAACTATCATAAGGTAATAATTTTTCAATATCTTCTCTTTCATTTATAGTTCCAAAGCTGAACTTATAACAACTTGTAAAAGAAAAAATAGTGTAATGACCTCCATAATTTTCATTTGCCCATCCTTCTACAAATAATATTAATGTTTCTAATTTTGTTTTTTTGTTTTTCATATTTATTTAATTTTAAAAAGGTTCTTTGTCATTTAAAAATTCTTTATTCTCTTCCATTGTTGCCTGTTCAATAGTTACCCAACTATCTGCTGTATGGAATGTACCATCTTCAATATATCTTCCTGAACTTAAATCGTAAGTATATTCTGATTGCCCAATAGTTCCCCAATGTGAAAATTTAACCTTTTGAACGTAAACAAATGTTTTATTTTCAAAAGTTCGGTAAACCGATATTCCATTGTCTGTTTTATTATAAAAGTTTGAACTCCCTGCAATATCATAAAGGTTAGGTATTTCATATTTTCCAGTCTGTTTATCCTTATTTATTTTTCTTGGATGTGCTACCAAAAAACAATGAAGATTATACTGCTCACAAAATACTGATAATTTTTCTAAACTTTCACCAATGTACTTAGTTTCTGATTGATTGTATTTATGTTCTAATTTATTCCACGCATCAATTACAAAAGCATCTAATCCGTATCTTATTTTTAAGTTTTTAATGTGGTCTAAAATACTTTCCAATGTGAAATCTTTTTCAGGCTTAATAAACCAAATTTTCTCATTCATTGACTTCATTGCCATTTTAACTTCCAAATCATTCATTCTGTTTCTATATTGAGAATCCCAACTTTTACCAATTATCTTTCTTGCTAATTTACTGAAATGTAATTTAGTAGGTTTATTTTCAGGTGAAAAAAATGCTGTTTTCCATCCATGCCCTAACATTAAACGAATTACCATTTCATCTACAAAATCCGATTTTCCATGCCCGGGTATTCCTGTTATCGTAGTAATGTAACCTTTTACAAAAGTTAAAAGTCTATCAAATTTATCAAATCCAATATTAACTCCCCTATCTAATCCATTTTCATACAAATCAAATATTTCATTTTCCATATCTTGAATTGTAAACACACCCTCCAATGGATAATCTTTTGCATCCTGTATGCTTTCAATTATTCCTTGTATTCCAAACTTTTCTAAACATTCGTTTGCATCTTTGCAATCTTTAAATGTAACCAGTTTACATTTCTCTTTTCCTAAACGAATTGCAAACTCTTCTGTTAATTGTCTCCCAGCATTATCATTATCAAAACAAAGATAAATTATTGGAGTTTCATTAAACCTTTCAGATATATAATCAAAGTATTGTAAATTGTTATTTGAAACATTTGCGCCGTTAGGAACGCTTAATACGTTTTTATAGCCACTTTTATACATTGATAAGGCATCAATCTCACCTTCTACTAAAAAAGCGTTTAAATCGAATTTAAATAAGTTTAAACCATAAAATATAAGTTTAGCATCTTTATGTAGTTTAAAATTCTTTCTTGCATCTCGATATTTGATATTAATTAACTCTCCATTTTCATCAAAGTAATTAAACTGAATTGTGTTTTCATCTTTTTGAGTTTGTGGCATCCATTCAACACCTTCTGTAATTTTCCAATCATTTATTGTTTTTTGGTCTAAACCTCTTTTCTCAAACCATTTAATTGCTTTGTCGGATAAATCAGTTTTGTTTTTCCATTGAGGCTTAACATAAACTTTTTCATCTATTGCAATTTGTTTAGGAAGCCATCCTTTCCAGTTACAATGATTGCAATGCCAAACTTGTTTATATAAATTAACTCCTAAACATTTATCAGTTTTCTTTTTGCGCTCATGTGAACATTTTGGGCAGGTAGTGTAAACTTGCCCTGTGTATTTTCCATTAGGAATAATTATATTGTAATCTGAATAAGTCATTAGTAAATCATTTGATTTGGGTTAGTTGGATCGTACTTAATTTGTTTTTCTTTAATAAATGGTAATGTATTTAATAATTTAGTTTTCCAATTTATTATTTTTTTATCATTACCATCTTTCCAATTATTATTTATCCAAGATTCATATTTTAATTTTACAGCTTCAGAATCTACATTTGGTTTTTGTTCAATTGCATAAGATAAAAAAGAATTTAAATTAGGTATATTATTATTTATTTCTTTTACTTCTTCTTTTACTTCTTCTTTTTCTTGTTTATTAGGGGGTATTATAGACCCTTGCATAGGGGGTTTATTAGGGTTAAATTCTTCATCTTTTGTAATATCATAATAACCCTTAACCTGAGCATCAATAGAATGTTTCTGTGATATGTAAGCAAATTTTGCCATACCTTTTAAATTAGGTTCTATGTTTTTAAATTGCTTATTAAATAAAGCATCATAAAATGCTAACCTATCTTTATCATTTAATTCACTTGCAACTTCAAAATAACTTTTATAAAATTTAATTGCTTTTCTCATCACTCACCTCACTTTCTATATAAGAAATTTCACGTCTTAATAATTTAGAGAATTTTACTGCTGTTTTTTTGTCTAAACAAATAAACATAAATTCTTCACGTTCATATTCAGGATTTTTAATCTGAATATAAATTTCATTTTGAGTATTTTTAAAACACTCCATTTCATAGTTAACACCTGATTTTTCAGATGAACAAAAAATTGTTTTTATTCTTTCCATAATTTTAATGGTTTTAAGATAACCAATAACTGATAATAAAAAACCCTTCGGCTTTCGAGGTTGCAGGCTCTACTCACCAAAGGGATAATTAATTTTTTTATAGATGCTGCAACTCATCTTTTGCAAATATACAAAAAGTTTTTATTTATTCCAAACCTTTATAAAATTCTTCTCTCATATTTGAATTAATAGTATGATAAATATCTCCTATCTTATCCAAGTATTCACCTTCAGTAAAGTTTCTTTTTTCAAGTTGATCTAAAAGCTTAAAACCTACTCTTTGCCATAAGTTAAAATCGGCTAACATCTTCTGTTTATACTTTCCTGTTAAGTGAGTGCTTTGCTCAATTGTTGCCTTGAATAAACCAATTAATAAATGGCTTTCAAATTCAATCTTTGCTTCATTAGTCGTTAGTTGTTTTTCCATGTTCTTTTGTTTTTAGTTTATAATATTTAATTAATCCTTTTATTTCATCTAATGTTAGTTTTAAAGCATCCCCTCTTTTATTCATTAGTCTTGTGTAATGATATTCTCCTATTCTTAATGGTAGCCTAACTCCGTATTCAATATGGTTACCATGTTGATGTTGGTTGCAGTAAACACATTGCCCATGTACATTGCTTTCATCAAATCTTAAGTTCGGATAACTACCTACACTAAAGTAATGACCTGCATCGAATTTAGCACCTAATGGTCTATCACATGAAATACAGGGTTGTTTTGAGTCCCTTGTTCTAATATACTTGTTAAACACTACTTGTAATATTCCAAGCCATTCAGTTCGTGTTCTTAAATTTTCAACAAGTATCTTTTTTTTCTCCTGCCATGTTTTCTTTTCAGCACCGATTAAAGCACATTTAGGACTGCACACTCTTTGAGTTGATTTATAAGGAGTGAAGTC